GGTGTGGCGGTGTCCTCTGCGGGCGGTGCAGGCGGGGCAGGACGTTTCCATTCCCGCGCGGCCTTGATGGAAATTGCCCCGGTCAGGTGATATTCCTTAAAGGCGGCGTTCTGGTTCTCCACAGGCAGGCCCGCCAATTCATAGGCGGTCGAAAGGTTGATGCGGTCCGCTTTCAGTTCCTCCGTGAATTCCGGGGACAAATGGCGAATGATGGTGTCATATCGTCCGATCTGCGTTGTGCTGGTATGAAGCACCTTTGCGATAAAATCGCGGGTCCCGTCCGTCTGTAACTCTCCGTCTTCAAACGTCTTTTCGACGATGCGGCGCAACAGTTCGACGAACCGGGGCTTTGTCTTCGCTTTCTCCAAAACCTCCCGCAGATAGCGGACCTCTTCGATTTTGTCCCATGCGGTCTTTTCTCTCTGCGAGTTGGTAACGATCAGGTCCAGCCCGTCGCGTATTTCCTGTTCGTCCGCCGCTTCCTCTGTCGGTTCGATGACGCATGGAACGAATTCGTATTCCGGCTTCCCATCGTTCACAAGTTCGATAGAAGCAAGGCGGCGGCGATGCCCGGCAATGACCTTGTACTTGCCGTCGCCCAGCGGAACGACGACAAGGTTTTGAAGAACTTTCCCGGCGATTTCGATTGCCGCTTTCAGTTCCCCGATTTCCCGCATGGAATAGAAATTGTCTTCCGACGGCACAAGGTCAAAGACGCTCAATTTCTCATAGCGGCTTTCAGAGGGGCGGGGCTTTGCGCTCCCGCCGCCCGCCGCCGCCTTTGACGTGTCACTCAAAATCTGGTTCAAATTAAATCTTCCCATAGATAACCCCTTTCCCGTCCGATTCGGACAAACTTTCATTTTCGCATTCCCGGCAAGGGTAAATCATTTCGTGATACCCCCGTTCGGTCGATCTGTGAAAAACCCGTTTCCCGTACTTCAAGCAAATATGCGGCTTGTCTGTTCCGGCTTTGTGTTGCTGTTCCTCTGTCAAGTTCAGGTGTTCACAATAATTGCAGTTTTTCACTTTTTGCCCCTCCGCAAATACTCCCGTACAAACGCGATATAGTCCATCGCGGTTCCGCTCCGTCGGCTATACTCCACGATAGGGATTTCCGAAAAGGTGCTTTCGGTGACTTTATCCGAATAGCGAATGCGAGTGTCAAAGACGGGGTACTCCGGGCGGGACCGCAACCACGCTTCGCCCTGCTTCTCTGCGTCGGCGCGGATAAAGCAGGTAATCAAGCACCCAGCAAGGCGCAAGCGCGGGTTCAGGTCGTCCCGTGTGTCCTCGATCTGTTCTTTCAGTTCTTCCAGCCCGTCAAAGGCGTACTTGTCAATCTTTATGGGAATAATCACGTCGTCGGACGCGACAAGGGCGTTTATCGTCGAAATGTTGATGTCCGGGGCGTTGTCGATGATGCAGAAATCATAGAAATTCTCTGCCGCAATCGTGTTCAGGGCGGACCGCAGGCGCGTTTGTTGGGGGCGAGTGCTGTCCATCAGGACTTCCATGTTCGCCCGAATCAAGGTCATATTTGCGGGCATTACGTCGATATTCTGGAACCGGGTCTTCTTGATGACCTCCCGCGGGTCCAGCCGCCGGGCAGTCAGCACATCCGAAATGCTCTTGTCATCGTAGGAATGGACCCCGAATGCCTTTGACGTGTTGCCCTGCTTGTCGTTGTCCACAAGCAAAACACGCTTGTTGTGGAACGTTGCGAGGACGTGGGCCATGCTGTCAGCGGTCAGCGTCTTTGCAACGCCGCCTTTTAGGTTGATAATTGATATGGTTTTCACCGTCTAAACCTCCTTTTGTGGTTCTCCCGCTCGAAAGCGGGTCAACGAACGATTTCTACCAAACGCCCGTCGTTGTCCAGTTCGTACAGGAACTTCACCGTTCCGGCTTTGACTGAGTGCATACACACAATGTCGGTGATAGTCCGTTCAACGATAACGTCAAGCGTTCTGCCGCCCACCGCGCAGGCTTTCTTCCTCATGCCGATTTTGTCCCCGATCTCGAAAGGACACGTCGCATTGAATGCCGCAAGTTTCATTTTCTTTTACCTCCGTTTCGTTTGTCAGCGGCTCCCGGTCTTACTTCCGCCGCCGCTTATGCTTTTTCCGCTTTGGATCGGGAGGGGCGGGCGGTTCCGGCTCCGTCGCTTCCTCGCAGAGAACTTCCAGTTCCTCCACGTCCGCCGGGGCGAACGTCAGGGACGCGCCGCCGGGGTCGTATGCCTGCGCCGCCCAATCCGCCTTGAATTTCACAAGGTCGTTTTTGTAGCGCGGGAACGGGTGTACCTGTTCGGCGTAGTAAATCGCCATCATCATTCTTTCGTCGTCCGCCGGGTCCCAATTATGCAGGTGATAGCTTGCGTGGTTGTCGTAGGCCCACAGGGAAAGCAGGACAACCAACCCGTCGAACTCTTCGTTCGATCTCTGGATATTCTCAAAGTCCCGGTAGGTCAAGCCTTGCCCTCTGCATTCCTCCCGGATTTGCGGAATGCTCTTGCCGCCCGTTTTCAGACGGCAACGAACAACTTTCGGTCGATAGTTCATGTATTTTCACCGTCGCTTTCTTTCGCCTGCTCGATTGCGAGGACGTGGGCCATGCTGTCAGCGGTCAGCGTCTTTGCAACGCCGCCTTTTAGGTTGATAATTGATATGGTCTTCACCGTCTAAGCCTCCTTTTGTGGTTCTCCCGCTCGAAAGCGGGTTATGGTTTGTAATCTTCAAACTTAGGACATGACTTGAAAATGATTTTATTATTGCACCAGCGTTGCAGACGGCGGATTTCTTTTGATGCGTGTGGCTTATCGTAAATCATAATGTAAGGGTCGTATCCTAACTTTACCAGCGTATAAATGCGATACAAATTTTCTTCCATCGTACTGTTATAGTTCGTCAGGCAATAGACCGTGCCAATGTTTGACTTGCGACGAAATCCTTTTGCAAAATCAGAAAACTTGCCCTCTAAATCGTCTTTCGGGTTGTCCCATGCAAAATGAAGCGTTCCGACACGCATTTTATTTATATCTTCGATGTCGTATTGATTTAGCAACCGAATATCAAGCCCCTGCGTAAAATCAATTATTGCGTGTGTATCAATATACTGTTGCATCAAATCGCGCTTTTCTGTACAGGCCGTTATATTTGGGTCAAGCACTTTAATTTCCTTTTGCCCGCTCCAAAAATCGCTTACATCGGCAACTTTTTTCGCACAGCGTCCCTCTTTAGCGGCTACATGGCAAAATGCACACCCACGCGGACAACCTCGGCTTGTCATGCTCACAGCAAAATCATATTGCGGATAAATGGAATAATCGGGAAAACATCGTTCAATATCCGCAGGAAGATTGAAGTTTTTGCTTTGGTCGAATTGCTCTTTCCCGTCTTTACCCAGCGTAATGCAGTAGCCTGTACCGCCTTTTATGACTTTATCGGCATTTAATGGTTCTTCCGTATCTTTTGTGTAAGCATCGGAAAAAATCTTGCTCATATACACAATGTCATAGTGAATTAAATCGCTCCACCACCATTCCACAGTGTCGCCGCATCGTTTGTGGTAAGCAGAAATCCGCATCAATGCAAGGTTCGGGAAATTATGGCCGTCAACAT